TTCAACGTGGTCTAGTGAAACAGACCCATCAACAACATGGACTAAGGTGGATTACCCAGATTGAAAATGCAACCAACAATGAAGGCCGACGGAGGCTTAATAATGAAATACGATAATGATTACACTATCGGCCTGAAGAATACATGGGAAGTGGTTTGTTACGGTTCTGACGGCCAGGAGAAGTGGCGAGAGTTAAATAAGAATCTCGTTACTACAGAAGGCGCGAACCATGTGCTGGGCGTTATATTCAAGAGCGTCACACAGATCACTGGCTGGTACGTGGGCTTAAAAGGAGCAGGAACTGCTGTAATTGCCGACACCATGAGTTCTCACTCAACGTGGGCTGAGCTAACACCCTACTCCCAATCTTACCGACAAACACTAACGCTGGGTTCTGTAACTGGAACAACCACTAGCACCTGTGATAACTCCTCTAGTAAAGCTACATACTCTATAAATGGAACAGCTACAATAGCAGGAGCCTTTTTATCCTCCTCTGATTCTAAGGGGTCTTCAGGCGGATCACTATACGGTGTGGTGGACTTTGCTTCTTCCAGAGATGTTATTTCTGGGGATACTCTTGAGGTGACTGTAACACTTACCGCAGCGAGTGCATAATGGGCGTTGAAACAGCCAGTTGGGTAACACAATTAGACACCGCTAACCCCGTTGTTGGCGACCCCGTTGGTGAAGGGGACGATCATTTGAGGATGCTGAAGACTGTCCTAAAAAACAGTTTTCCTTCAACGTCTACTACAGCAATAGTTCCTGATGTGTCTGGGGAAAGTGGGAAGTATTTAACAACTGACGGAACAGATACATCGTGGGGTACTGTTACAGCAGGTGATCCAGCAGGAACAGCCATAGCGATGGCGATTGCATTAGGAGGCTGAAATGGCTAACACGTTTAAGAATCAAGGGGCTGCATTAGTTACAGGCGGTGGTGTTGTTTATACTGCTGGTTCTGGTGTAACAGCTATTATCCACTCCTGTTATATAAGCAACATAGATGGGACATCCTCAGTTAATGTGGATATAAAGGCCAGAGCGACATCAGGAGATACCTACTACCATGTGGCTAAAACTGTGCCTGTACCCGCTGGTTCTACTCTAGTGCTTGATAAGCCGATAGACTTAGAGGCTACAGGTGACGTTCACATGACCGCCAGTGCAGACTCTGATGCAGAGGCTGTCTTAGGTATACTTGAGATTACTGCATGAGTTATCTAGGCCAAGTTGAATTAAAATCCTCTGAGATACGGAGGATTGACGTAACAGGCTCAACGTCTGCTACGCATACACTTACTTGGACACCCGCAAGTGAGCAATCCCTTATCATAACGATAAACGGGATTAAGCAGCAGAACAACTACTCTATATCTGGTGTCACTCTGACGCTGGATGATGCACTGCTCTCTGATGACAAGATGGAGGTTATTGGAATCCTCGATATAGGGGAGGCTACTATACCCCCTGATGACTCCATTACCACTGCTATGGTTAAGGATGATGCCATAGATGCTGACAAGTTAGCCAACTCAATCAATACTGAGATTGCTGCTAACACAGCCAAGACAGGAATTACAAGTGGGCAGGCCAGCGCTATTACGGCTAATACAGCTAAAGTAACCAATGCTACGCATACAGGCGATGTAACAGGGGCTACAGCCCTTACCATTGCAGTTGATGCAGTGGACATTGCTATGTTATCTGCAACAGGTACGGCTGATTCAACTACCTTTTTAAGAGGCGATAATGCCTGGGCTTCTGCTGGTGGAGATAACTCACCATCATTTAGAGCTACGAATGGGTCTGATCAAAGTATTTCGCACAATACTTGGACAAAACTAGCAGCCGATACTGAGAACTGGGATACTGATTCCGCTTATGATGCAGCAACTAACTATAGATTTACAGTTCCAACAGGGGAAGGTGGTAAATATCTTTTCTTCTACGGCGCTTACTTTGAAGGTGGTTTAGCGCTAGATAAGGCTGCGGAGGTCTCCTTGTATATTAATAATGTTAATGATAATAGGTGCATAATGAGAACTAGTGCTTCAGACCTACTTGATGGTCGAATACATGGTATGTCTTTTCCCATCGCTTTAGTAGCGACAGATTATGTAGAATGTTTTCTACGACATCATGGCGGTTCCACTTCAACGGTTCTCGCTGAGTTTGCTTACATTGGTGGCATGAAACTAATAGGAATTTAAGATGGCGATTACATCAAACGGTTTACAACAGTTAGGGTTCGAGTCGAGTGTAGACTTTGAATTACAAGACAACAGCGATGGTCAAGGAACTTTCATTGCTAACTGGATGAGCGCACAACCGCAACCATCTGAGGCAGAGATAGAGTCTGCTCACAATGAATGGAAAGCGGAATACGATGCACAAGAATATGCCCGTAATCGAAAAGCAGAATACCCATCAATAAATGACCTAATCGTAGCCCTATGGGAAAACGTAGTAGAAGAAAGAGCAGCCTCAGTAATATCGCTGGAGGCTACCCGTCAAGCAATCAAAGCAAAGTATCCTAAATAATGGCTAGAACAACTATAAGAACTGAAGACATTACGGCTAGTGAGGTCACCACTGCAAAGATGGCGACTGATCCGACTAATGCGGATAACTTAGCCAGTGGGACTGTACCATCAGCAAGATTACCAGCTATAGGAACACAGTGGCAATCGGTACAAACATCAGGATTTACCGCTGTTGCCGGAAATGGTTATCCATGTAATACAACCTCTGGAGCATTTACTGTAACACTCCCTGCATCTGCTAGTGTTGGTGATACGATTGAATTAGTTGATTATGCTGGCACTTGGGATACAAATGTAATAACCCTTGACCCTCAGTCGTTGAATCTAAAAGGTGCAACCACTGATTTACGCCTTGCTTCTGAGAGACAGGGTGTACGCATAGTTTATGTAGATGCGACACAAGGATGGGTAGCGGCAACGGGGGTAAATGAGGGTGACCCAGCCATTCAACCACAAATAAATTATACGTCAGCAGTGGGCCCAGATTCGGCGGCTGGCGTAACAGACGGTGATTATAAATACCATATTTTTACTGCTACCAAAACAGGGGCAAATGGATTTGCCGTTTCTCAAATAGGTAATGCGCTTGGTGGTGGTGACACTGTTGAATATTTAGTTATAGCAGGTGGTGGCGGGGGCGGAGGTTACCACTATGCTGGTGGTGGTGGCGCTGGGGGATTTAGAAATTCCTGTGCTGACGACACTCTTTCTGGTGACAGTTCAGCACTTGAGTCAGAGTTAAGTGTTTCCGTACAGGACTATAATGTAACCATTGGTGCGGGGGGTGCGACACAGGGAACATATCAGGCCTCCGGCAATCAAGGGAGTGATTCTGTTTTTAGTTCTATTACTTCTGTCGGCGGCGGTGGTGGGGGTGGTAGTGTTGGTCTAACTTCAGTCAACGATGGTGGTTGTGGTGGAGGTGGCCCCGGCGCAGATACAGATGCTGGAAGTGGAACCGCACTTCAGGGTGGCGATGGTGGCGGTGGTAATAGCGGTGGTGGACATGGTGGCGGTGGTGGCGGCAGTAAAGAAAATGGAGAAGCCGCCAGTGGGAGTGCCTTTACTTCTAGCGGTGGCGATGGTGGCGATGGTCTTCCATCTTTAATTACAGGTAGTTCAGTTACTCGCGGCGGTGGTGGGGGCGGCGGGGGATATTACACTTCAGACCTTGGAGGTGACGGCGGTGCCGGGGGCGGTGGTAAGGGCGGTGGTGGCCCTCCAGTTGACGGTACAGTAAATACAGGGTCTGGAGGTGGGGGAGCAAACCACACTGTCAATAGTTCTGAAACTGGCGCTGCTGGTGGTTCTGGTATCGTTGTTATCCGCTACAAATTCCAGAATTAGGAAAATAATATGGCACACTTTGCAGAATTAAACTCGTTCTTAAAGGTCGTTAGAGTAGTAGTTGTCGATGACGAGGACACTAAAGAAAAGGATGGGACAGAGACAGAATCCGTTGGGGCTAAATATTTAAGTGATGCGTTTGGTGGCACTTGGGTACAAACTTCATACAATACAAATGGGGGAATCCATAAATTGGACGGTACTCCGTTTAGGAAAAACTATGCTGGTACAGGGTATACATACGATGTGGGGAGAGATGCCTTTATTCCGCCTAGCCCATTTCCCTCATGGACTTTAGATGAGGCAACCTGTTCATGGGAAGCACCCACCCCAAGACCTGATGGTGACTACATCTGGAATGAAGAAACGCAAGCGTGGGATGAGGTCATAATATGAGTTATGTAGGAAACAAACCAGCGCAAACAACCATCCCTGCTGATGACTCTGTTACCACAGCAATGGTACAGGATGATGCTGTTACTGCTGACAAGGTAGCCAATGCTATTAATACTTCTATTGCTGCCAATACCTCTAAAGTAACAAACGCCACACATACCGGAGATGTTACCGGAGCAACTGCTCTTACTATCGCTGCTGATGCCGTAGACATTGCAATGCTATCTGCAACTGGAACAGCCTCTGCAAGTACATTCCTAAGAGGGGACAATGCTTGGGCTGCTGCTGGTGGAGATAACACGCCAGCGTTTTGCGCTTATATGAGCGCTCAACAAGAATTAGTCCAAACCACTTGGACAAAACTGGTGGTAGATACTGAAATTTTTGATACTGATGGCGCTTACGATCATTCTACAAACTATCGCTTTACTGTTCCTGCTGGGGAAGGTGGTAAGTATGTTATTAGTTTAGCTGGTGTTGAGGGTGCTTATTCTGGTGGTTTAACTGATGCATGGATGTCTCTTTATTTAAACGGGTCTAGTGCTAATGATCTTTGGCGTGGTCAACTCTCAGCACCCGCCAGCACTATATACGGGCAGGTGAATAGTATTTTACCAGTTATAGCAGATTTATCAGCCGCTGATTACATTGAGGCTTATGCTTACTTGGAGTCTTCTAGCACTAAATATGTACACAGGGCAGTATTTAGCGCATTCAAGTTGGTGGGGGTATAACATGATTACAGCAGAAGGATTAAACAAACTTGGTTTCAAATCACTTGTTGATTATGTTCTACAGGATGATGGTTCTGGCGCATATGTTAAAGAGTGGTTAAGCGCATCCCCACAACCAACAGAGGCAGAGATTGAGTCTGCTCATAATGAATGGCAAGCAGAGTACGACTCCCAAGAATACGCCCGTAACAGAGCAACAGCATACGCATCCACTGGCGACCAACTAGATATGCAATACTGGGATAGCGTCAACAACACAACGACATGGAAAGATCATGTAGCATCCGTTAAGGGGCAATTTCCAAAGGTATAAATTATGGCACTAGAAAGCGCATCATTCATTAGCGGACTCGTATCCGCAAATCCACCAGGAACTGACGCTATCAGTCAGGGCGATGACCATTTACGTCTTATAAAGACTGTTCTAAAGGCATCCCTGCCAAATGCAGACGCAGCAATAAATGGCATACATACGAAAGCTACTGCTCCCTCATCCACATCCGCTGGTCAGTTGTGGTTTGATACCACAAATAATCTGGTAAAAATCCGCAACGAGGCTGATGACGGATGGATAATATTACTTGCTTCTGAGGGGAGTAGATTACTAAAAAGTACACACGCTATACAGAGCGCAAGTAGCTATATGCGTACCGAGACTTACTCAGATAGTGGGTTTTCTATTACGCATAATAAATTATCCACCTCTAGCACACTGTATGTCCAGTTGAATATGTATGCTCAAATGGCCTTTAACTTTGAGCATGAATCAAATTGTGAATCCTTTATCCGTTTGGCTAATACAGCCGGTACTTTAATAGTTGGAACAACTGATGATTTGCAGATTTTCTTTACAGAAGATGTGGGTGAAGGAACAGGTGTAACATGGGATAATGGGCACGGGTGGGGGCGTATTTGGAAAGTAACTTCCGCTAACTGTCCAGATGGAACCTCTGGGAATAACACTTTCGATATTTGGCAAAAGATGAATGAGTCCGATGATGGTGGAGTAACTTTTCAGAATGGCACAATGATGGTTTGGGAGATTGAGGAATGAATATTAACTTTTGGGGTGATACTATTAGCAAAGCCTCTGGTGGTGCTGACTTTTGTATTCAGCCCCCTATGGACAACGAAGGCGAATATAACAGTAATGTCACATTCATGGACCCTTCAAAGAAACCATCTTGGTCTGCTGTACAGGCGCAGATGGACCCAGAGCAATGGAAGATTGTGAGGTTCCAGAGGGATAAAAAACTACAGTCATGTGATTGGACTGTGCTTCCTGATGTACCTATGGATGCCTCAAAGAGAACAGAGTGGGAAACATACAGACAGGCTTTGCGCGATGTTACTACGCAATCTGATCCGTTCAATATCACTTGGCCCACACCCCCTGAATAATGCAGTTAATACCCATCAATGACCTTGGTAGGGTGGGGATTATACGGGACACACCTCCGTATCAACTACCACCTAATGTTTGGAGCAATGGCAATAATGTCAGGTTTCTAGATAACGGCGTAAAGAAATGCGCTGGTTACGAGGAGGTTTTCGCTACTCTCCCGTTTGGCCCGTACTATATTTTTCCGTTTCTTGATAATGGTGGAACATATCATTGGCTTGCATTTGGAATCAGCAATATTGCAGTATGGTCAGGTAGTGCATGGGTAGACATTACAAGACAGAATACAGGGACATTAAGTGGAACCATAAATGATAGTGTTACTACAATAACACTAGCTGATGCAAGTAACTTCCCGGCAAGTGGGACCATAGCTTTGGGTACTAATGCTATAGCAGATGGGGTATCAAATGGGTATGAAACAATTACTTATTCGGGTAAGTCTACTAATGATCTTACCGGCTGCTCTAGAGGAACAGGAACTACAACCGCTGCCGAACATACAACAGCATATCCAGTAGTTCCTATTAGCACCACGGCCACCGGCGATAGTTTATATAATACAACCGTCACTCAGAACTGGCGGGTAACGCTATTGAATGGGCTTCTAGTTGCTACTAATGGCTATGATGTTCCGCAGATGTGGCCTTTAGCAAGTGGGGTTCCATCTACTACAATTCCTATGAGGGGTCTGGAGAACTGGGGTTCCAGAACAGATTCTGGATCAACTGACTATTGTAAATCTATTTCTGCATTTAGAACTTTTCTTGTAGGGCTGAATTGGCAAGTGGGTGGTGTTGAATATCCTAACCTAGTTAAGTGGTCAACAGAGGCCACTGCGTTAAGCGCCCCGGCTTCATGGGATGAGTCTGATGCCACGCTGGATGCTGGTGAGTACCAGCTTACTGACACGCCCGGAAAAATTATAGACGGTCTTCCGTATGGAGACTCGTTTCTGATTTACAAGGAAGATTCAATATATATTATGAACTATGTAGGAACTCCCTACATCTTCTCGTTTAAGTTGCTGTCCCCCACCATAGGGTTGCTGGCTAAAAACGCCGTGGCTGAATATGAGGGTGGTCATTTCTTTATAGGAAACTCGGATTGTTATATAACTAACGGTCAACAGGTTACACCTCTTCTTCCTAATAAGTTACGCAGGGAAATGTTCTCTGACCTTAACGGTGATAACTATGAGAAGGTATTTGTAGCCGCAGATTATGGAAGGAATGAGATGCTGGCTTGCTATCCATCTGGGGTATCTGCAATACCTAACAAAGCGTTGATATGGAACTGGAAAGACAACACTTTCTCGTTGCGTAGCATCCCCGATCTATACCACATAAACTCTGGGATCGCTGCTATAACAACCGGCACAACTTGGAATGATCATACTGAAGAGTGGAACCTTGGTGCAGGAATATGGGGAACAGGCAACTACGATAATGTTTTGAAAAATATGGTGTTCGCCAAACCAGATAATAAAGCCTCTATAAGCGGAGCAACTGTTGCTAACCCAGTTGTTGTCACCACCTCATCCGCTCATGGTCTTGCTGATAGTGATCTAGTATCCATAAGTGGCGTGGTTGGTATGACTGAGATAAACGCCCAGACTTACTATGCAAAGGTGACCGGCTATTCGACTACTACATTTGCTCTGTATAGTGATTCCGCTCTATCTTCTACTGTAGATGGTTCCGGTTATACCGCTTACGGAAGTGGTGGCTATGTCGATATGCCTAAACTGTATAGAGATGATCGGGGCAATCAGGAAGACGGTACTAACATGACCGCTTATATTGAACGAACTGGTTATGATCTTGGTGACCCTTCCTCGCAGAAGTTTGTATCGGCTATATGGCCGAAACTAGAGGTGTCTGGGGACAATAATATTAATGTATATATTGGCACCCAGATGTCTACAGAAGAGGGTATTACTTGGAATGCAGATACTGGTGGCACTCCATATTTATTTAATCCAAATAGTCAATCAAAAGTCTCATGCCGGGCAACTGGAAAGTTCTTTGGTGTGAAGTTTGAATCAACTTCAGATATTGATTGGAAACTCCACGGGGTAGAATTTGAAGTAACCCCAAGGGGTAGAAGGGGGAAGAGGGCATACTAATGGCTAATGCCCCATCTAAAAACTTCAAGAGCGTAAACAGGTGGTCACCCAACCCAGCCCCTGTAAAACCTGAAGACCTTCCTGACTACCTCTTTAACGAGTTAAACAGGTTGGGGGATATAATATTTAATATTGATACCTTCAGGCTTGAGCCGACTAATGTTGATCCAAGTGATAACGATGGTAAGCCAAGGGATGGTGACATCAGATATGCTGATGGAACCAACTGGAACCCCGGTAGTGGAGAAGGTATATACGCTTTCTTCAATGAGGTCTGGAGTAAGTTATGAGAACGCACTTGCTATCACCAGAGGATGTTCCTTATATGTGGGAGGAAGTTGCCCCGTTGCTGGCTAGAGTATCCAGACACACCGAGGGAGAGATGGAGCCTGATGATTACATCGAGCCCCTAACCCATGGTGATATGCAGTTATGGGTGGCGACGGAGGACAAGAAAGTCCTAGCCGCTCTGATAACCCAGATTATCCCATACCCCCAGAAAAGAATACTGCGACTAATCTCCCTTGCGGGAGAGGAGTTCAACAGGTTCAAAGATTGCTTGGACATGGTAGAGGCTTTTGCAATAAACAACCACTGCACAGCTCTTGAGATGTGGGGCAGAAAAGGATGGAAAAGATTGCTACCGGATTGGAAAGATAGCTACATCGTGTATACAAAAGACATAAGAACGAGGATGCAATAATGAGCTTTGGTGGAAAATTTGATTACGCAAAGGAGTACGCGAAGTACAAGCCTAACCAGGATGCTAAATTTGAATCTTATGTTGATGACAACCCGCACTTAGCGTCGGCTTGGGAAGAGATTCAGTCAGAACCAACTGGAACACAGGGATCGTACTGGAAACAAAGAGGAGCTACATCAAAGGCTGCTTTTGGTCGCGCTCATGCGGCTGAGGATTATGCGCTTAGCGAAGGCACATACCATGGTGGTACAGATGTAAGCCCATACGAGGAGGACACTCTATTCGAGAGCTGGTTGGCTGGTGGTGGCAATGGCAATGGTGGCAATGGCAATGGTGGTGGCTGGTCCCCAGCTACAGGCGGTGGCGCACCCGGATCAGCTAATTACCCAATAGGTCTTGTTGACTATCAGGAGCCATCAGCTATGTCTGGTATCCCGCTGGAGTTTCAACCGTGGCTGCAACCAAGCCACATTCCCGACAGCCTATGGAACTATCAGGCACCCACGTTGAACGAGTGGGAGATAGATCGTAACTGGGATTGGGCGGAGAAAGATGCGTCTGAGTATCTGACTGATGATCAGAAAGCGGCTAAGGCTAGGGTAGCGCAGCAGTTCAGAGAGGGTTCAGAAGGTAACAGAGACGGCTACAACCCAATGAATGATCCTGCAAATTATATGCCCGGTCACGAACTCGAAACAGGATATTATACTGGCCCAGATCTAAATTGGGATGCGTCTGCTAGTAGGAAGAACTTTAACTGGAACAACCCATTGGGCGCATGGGCTAACAAAAACATTTATGGCATGGAAGATTCTAACGCTATGGCAGCACAGATTCAGGCTATGCAGGATATAGCAGGGGATGACTACATGGGCAATGTCTCGCGTGATTTTGGGATTGGAACGAGAGCTGGATTTGACATAGGCGAAATCGATCCTACACAGTCAATAGATGCCATGTTAGATTCCACTAAGATATGATACAACTGATGACTGGTGAGGAATAAATTATGGGCGGCGGAACAACAGTACAAACAGCGACAAGCGAGCCTTGGGCGGAACAGAAACCGTACCTGATTAAGGGTATGACAGGAGCGGATGAGCTTCTGAAGGGTGGCTTACCACAGTATTACCAAGGCCCAACCATGGCCGGTTTTGACCCGGCTCAGACCGCTGCGCAGAAGGCTACGCTTGGCTACGCAATGGGACCGAGGGCAGCTCGCCAACAGATGGGGGCTGAAAATCAGTTAGCCAACACATACGGCTTAGCTAATCAGCTTGGTG